CTTCCCATAAAGAGAACGTCCGTACCGGCCGAGCCGCCTACAGTTAATGTATTTACATTAATTTGCGCCGTAGAAACGAGCGAGTTCGCGCCACCGGCAAGCGTAACCTTATCGTAGAAAATAAAGCCCAAGGCGTTCGTCGAGGAGTAGCACCCGGTTACGCTATTGACCGTATTTCCCGAGCCCGCCGTTACCACTGTGGGCGCAAGCGTGGTGCTAGAGACGGCGTTGTTTACAATGAAAGCCTTCGTATCGGTTCCGTTCGAGTAGCAAACCCAAATGTTAGTCCCATCGGGGAACCACGAAAGCCCGTTGGCTGCCGTTTCGGTTTTGGTAATGGTATTGCCCACAACCATGCTCGAGGAGAGGGCGGCAATGGAAATGCTCGGGGTGGTGGTGGCCCAAGCGATATAGATATTCCCCGTATTGGGGTCTACGTCTACATCATACGTTTGATGGGTAGCATTGAGATTGGTAATTAGCGCCGTGGGCGATCCTGTAACCGTTTGGCCTACAATGGCCTGGTAATAGATTTTTCCGTCCCCGGCGTTAACGCCGAAAACCCAAGATTTGCCGGGAATCGAAATACAGCGCAGGTAGTTATAGGCGCCAAGCGATGCTTGGTTAACGATGATTTGGCCCGTAGCCGTATCTTGGATGGAGTAATAGGCGTGAGTTCCATCGTTAGCGCAGCCCGTAAAAACCTTAATGCCGGTTTGCGTATCAATCGACGAATCGCACCCGTAAAAGGTAAGCGAACCGGGAGACATTACGGATTGCGTGGCGAGGCTTACGCGCGTAGAGCGCCCGCGGTAGTTCCACGCCGCCGCCGCCGAATCGTAGCTATAAAGGCTCCATGCGTCGTTAAGGAGAATCTCATTGTTGTAGCTGAAAACTTTCCGCGCGGCCGTTAACGTCCCCGGGACGGCCGAGTAGGTAAGGCTAACGGGGCTGGCGGTTGTTTTAGTAAACCCGCTCGAGGCGAAGCCGTTGCGCTTCGTGAGGCGCCCGCCCGTGGTAAACACCATGTTATTAAGGGCGCTAAAGCTAGAATTATCGACTTGCCAAGGGTCGCTCTTAGTATCGAGGCCACCCGCGAAGTTAATCGGAATAGATTGTTTGACCGGGGTTGCCATTAAAATATCCAAACCGAAATTGTAGTATCCGCGCTAGCTTCGAGCGTAATCGTATTCGAATCCCAAGCAGTGCGCCACACAACGGCGTTGCTCATTATGTCCGTAAGAAACCACCCCAACGGTTGCCGGTTGAGGCCATGAGCAAAACTCTTCGCGGTGCTGGCATTGAGCGTTACGCCGCTAAGCGCCTGCGTCCCGCTAAGGATGGCGTTCCCAACGATGGGGTTCAAAGCCTGAGCCCAAGGGATTTGGGCGCGATCCCAGGGAAGGTTTTGGGGGAGAGAGGCCATTTACCATCCCCCTTGCGGGCCGTTCCCATCCCATCCAGTACCAGACATGACGCCATTGCCCCGGACATTGGAAATCGTATCAGACATGGAAACGTCGCGATTTTGAGATGCCTGCTCAATCCTGGATTTCAGGAAAAGAAGCTCATTCTGGAGAAGGGAGGTATCGGTTCCCTCTTCCTTCCCGAGCATATAGATAGCGGCCCGAACAATGACGTAATCAAGCCATCCCGAGAAGCCGATATTAGTGTAGTCCGTATCCGAAAGGAGCCGCGCAAGCTTTGGTGCATACCACGCCCGGAGGGTCTGATTGCCCGCGGGGGTAGGGATAATGTTGATATTATCCCCCATGACGCGGTACGACATATTATAAATGCCGTAAATCGTGCTGGTAGAGTTGGGGTAAACGAACTTATTGCGGTCGATAAAGTTGTACCGCCGTAGCGTTACCCAAGCCGGGGTAACCGAGCTTGTGTTGACGGCCAAATCCATGCCTACAAGCTTATAGAGCGCTTTGGCGGGGGTTCCGGAAGTGCCGTTGTAATTGCCGCCGAGGTAGTTATTTACCCCGTTCGGGATGGGGTAATTTTGCGTTGTGCCGTTCGTTTGGATATAGACAAACTTATCCGAAAAAAGATCCTCAAATGAATCAATGAGCAAATCGTAAAGCTCATAGGCGCCCAAGCGCACGAAGGTGTTTAGCTCGCTATCGGTAACGAATTGCGAGTTTACCCTATCGGCCTTTTGCCTCGAGCGCAGGCGCAATTCCCAAAGGCTCATCTCCGAAGGGGGAGCGGGTACGATTTGGGCCGAAGAGGAATAGGCGCCGGTACCGGATCCGTTGATACCGGCAACCTGATACCAATACATTGTCCCAAGGGCGGGGGTCGTAGTTCCTGGGAGATTTTGGGCGTCAATGTATTGGCTTTGAATGCCGCTCGTGGTGACAAGGGGCGAGAAACTCACCCCGTCCGTAGAGCGGTTGATTTGATAGGTCGTAGCGCCGGAAGCCAGGGACCAAGTTAAGCAAACTTGGCCGTCTGACTGCTCAGCGCTAAGACTAGTGGGAGCCGCAGGAACCGGCATTTAACCCCCGATTAGAGGCCGTCAACGCTAACGGCGCTTCCGTCGAAAACAAGCTTCATTTGCACGATAGAGCCATCGGCCGGGGCCGTAGGAAGCATCGGAGCAACGTAAGCGCCAGTCGAAATGGTCGGCCCAAGGAATTGGAAAAAGAGCCATTGGCCAGCGTTGGCCGCAATGTTCGTATTCACCATTTTATTGGGGTTACCAACGCTCTCAAGATCCATAATGGCCGAGACGCTAGGAACTTGCACGCGCGAGGTAAGCGTATTGCCAGCGCCGCCGTTAGATGCAGCAATGAAAGAGACGCCAACCGCGGGAGTTACGCCAGCCGGGACACCGATAGCCAGCCATTTGGCCGCCGTGGCGTTGCCGAGCGTGGTAATCGTATAGACTTGGCCCGCGGTCATGGCGCTATTGTCGATCTTAACGTCGCTTCCCGAGTTGGCCGAGGTAATCGAATACATGGCGTTAACGAAAACGTTAAGGTTTTGTTGCAGTTGAATCGCCAAGAAGCCTGCCGCAGGGTTGGGGTTGGTAAAGCCGTTATTAGCCCCCGGCGTTTGGTTCGTGTTCATAAACACGTTATTGACGTAGCCGTTAGACTTGAGGGAGGTAATCCCGAGGCCGCCAGTATCGGCATGGTTAACCGTAAACTGGAGGTTGATTTCGCAAGGCTTTGCGATGTTAGAGTAGAGGGATTTACCGTTGATACCGAAGCCGCGGACGGCGCTTTGATAGGCCATTAGGCTATCTCCTAAGATGAGCGGGGATTTCTCTAGGGGTGGCCCCGCCTCACCGGCCCCTCAGTACGCGGAATTGCTTCCGCCTCGGAAGAGGGGAGGGCGCTGCTTTAAATGGCTGCGAAGGTAGGCCCCGCCCCTACAAGCGCCTTTCGGCACGGCGCATTAACAGTGCGCTGCGTTTGCTAATTCCGCCACTTCGCATTTGAAAAAAACCCCGCTTTTGCAAGCGGGGCTAAGGAAGAACAACAACGTTATAGCTATAGCGCATCCTTGAACTTAAAGGAATGGCCCAAGCGTCCTTTTCTCCCTTCCTTGATTAAATAATGGATGGTTTGGCGAGTTATTCCGAAATGCGCAGCGGCCTCATTCACGCTTTCGAATTCCATTCCATTCGAGCAAACGACGGCTTTAAAGAGGGCTTTGTTTGGCTTGCCCTTATTCATTTCGCTAAGATGCGCTTTTTGTTCTTCGGTTCGCGGCGTGGGATTGCCCTTATTCCAGCGATTAGTGATGGGGCGCCCTTTTAACTTTTGTCGAATGCGCTCCTTGGTTTCTTCGGAATGGGGGTGCGAACGGCCAAGGCTCCAATGAACCGCTAGTGGCTTTCCCTTTAGCTTTTGGCGAATGCGCTCCCGCGTGTCGGGATGATGCGTCCGATTATCGCCCCCCGGAAGGAGATTGTATCCGCTGGGCGCAAGGCAATTGAATGCCTTGATGTAGGTTTGTTCCTTTAGATTGAGTTCCTCGATCGTTTCGGCCGTGTCGATTTGCTCAATCGTGAAATTCTCAACCCCATGTTTAGCGATGGCCCGATGCAAATAGCTATCGTGCCCCCTATCGCCTCGGCAATGGTCCTTCCAGCGCTTATGCAAGGGCTGGATTGTCTGCCCGATATAAATCTTCCCAGTAACTTTGTTTGTGGCTTTGTAGATAATCATCGTTCATTTATTTACCACTCATTCCTGTTTGTAAATGAAAATATTTATTCGCCATTTTTTATTCATAGAAAAAGAAAGGGCGCCTTTCGGCGCCCAATCTGAATTCTGTCTAACTTATTGATTTAAGCCGACAATTGCACGTTCATGTTGTAGCCGGGGGCGCTACATACGCAGTTTCCGTAATACGCAATGCGAATTTCCAAGGCGTCCGCATTGCCGACACGCAAGCCCTCAAGCCCCTCAAGCCCGTAGGTCAAAATATGCGGGGCTTTACCAAGGGTCCGGAGCTTGAGGGAATCAAGCGTCAAGCACCAAGCGTTTTGGGCCTGAGCGCTGCGATCCGCAAGCACCGGGATTTTGCCGTAGGCGCTATGGAAGTGAATGGCCTCGAAAGCCACTTCCACTTCATCGTGCGCCAGCTGGACGTACTGCACCTTGGCGCCGAGTTCGTTAACCAGCGTCGAGTAGCTCACGAAGTCGATAACGATAAGGTCCGCAGCCGCGCCTTCGCGGTTAGCGAAAGCAAGGGCGTTGGTAAGGCCTTCCGAAATCGTCTGAGCCGCCGCGTTGTAGCGCAGGCCGCCGAGGCGGGTAGGATCCGCCGAGCGGTTGACGCCCCAGAAGTTATCCGAGGACAGCGGATCCGAAACCGGAATCCAGGCCGCGAGGCCCGAAAGGCCGAGGAGGCCCGCAATCGTCGAAGCACCGGCCGTACCGATATCGCCGTAGACTTGCAGGTAGGTACCGGCAGGCCACGAAGACGAATAGGTATCCTGCACAACCGTAGCGTTGATTACGCCGGTTCCGCGGTTAACGGCCGTGATTTGCGCCGCAAGAACCGCCGAGCCCGAACCCGCGATAGCCGCGCCGCCATCCGTAGCCGAACCCTGGAGGGTCATGCCCACTTCAAACTGCACAACCGTTTGGGGGTTGCTCAGCGTGATAACAAGGGCCGGAGCCGAAGCCGCGTTGATGCTGCCGACGATACCGCGCGAAGCCGTTCCGCCCGCGAAGAGTTCGAAGGCCATATTGTTCGAGAGGTTGCGGAAGCCGTTATCAAGGGTACGCGAAGCCTCATCCACGAAGGCGCCAGCGTTGCTCTTGGTCTGCTCCATAAGCAGGTTGGTAATGGTTACGAGTTGGTAATCCTGAATCGCATATACGAAGTAGGAAACCACGCTCGAGGCGGTCTGCTGGTTTTGGGCGTTCGCAAACGTGTGCGAGCGGCCAGCGGGGTTACCGTATTCCAGAGGAACGGGAATGTATTTACCGGCGAAGCCATCGGGCGATTCGTTCTTGGGAATCATCGCCAGGAGGGGGTTCTTCGCGTAGACGATATTCTTCATGTAGTCTTTATCGTCGGTATAGAGTTCCTTAAGCGCAGCAATTTGGTTGCTGCTATTTGCGTAAACGGCAGAAATAGCCATAAAAAAGGGAGCCTTTCATTTAAGCGGCTCCCTTCTTAAACTGTGTTTAAGCGTGGTTACCGCTTGAGTTGCCCTTGGAAGGCCAGGATTGCCCGCTGTTTAGGCGAGAGGTTAGCCATGGCGCCCCCTTGGGAGGTTAGGGTTCGAAGTTGACGTTGCGCCGGAACATTCGGCGTTTGTTCTTGGGGCTGGGCCCCGAGCTTTTTCGTGCCTAGCAGCTTCTTTTGCTGCTCGAGGATATCTTCCTCTACGAGACGCATAGCCTCCGCCGTATCCATGAGTTCTCCGGTTTCGTCATACGTCCGGGTAATCAGGGCCATCACTTGCGGAATGCTTTGCGTTTCTCTAATAAGCTCGAATTCCTCGCCGCTGGCCGCTAGGCCTTTGGCTTCCCGTTCGATAGCGGCCTCGGCTTGGGAGCGGGCTTGTTGGTCCCGTTCGTTAAGCTTTTTATCCAATTGCGTTTCAAGCTCTTGGATTCGCTGCTTCATTTGGTGGAATTCGGGCGAAATCGAAGAATCACCCTGCATTACGAGTTCGGCCGCCTGATTGTAGAAATCAGGAGTAAGGGCGCCAAGTTCTCGCAGCACGCTCAGGGGTTGAGATTTAAGTCGCTCAATATCGACGAAGGAGCCTTCCTTTGGCTTCCCCGCTTCAAAAGCGGTCTTAGTCTTCTCAAATTCCGCCCGTTCTAGCTGAAGGGCCCGCCGAGCTTTCGCAATGGCGGCTAGCTGAGGAGAAAGCGGTTGCGTTGCTTCTACAGCCGCCTGCTCAGTAGCGGGGGGCGCGCTGCTTTGGCTATCTTGCGTAGTGGCGGGAGGCATAGCCGCGCCATCTTGCTGGGCCGCCTCGAGCGCTACGGCCATATCCCGGTCGATAGTCCGATTAACGCGCAGCTTGATGCGGTTAACGTTCGGCTGCTCTTGGGGCTGTGCCTGTTCTTGAGGGGCTTCGGTAGGGGTTTCGCCTGCCGCAATTGCCTTGGCCTTATTTAGCTTTTCAGCGGTTGCGGTGCGGCCTACAGATACGGAGTTAAGAGACGCGCCGGGGTTTCCACCCTGCGCCATGGGGCTGATCTTCATACGTTCCTTTGGGCCCTAGCAGGGCCTACTGCATCCCCGCATTAGCTTGCGGAGCGTTTGCACCGTTGGGTAGCAAAGGGGATGTTGGCGCGGGCTCGGGGACGGCCTGCGGCTGGGCGCCGGGTTGGCCCATGCCGGGGGCTGGGGCCATGGCCTGCATTGCCGATTGCTTAAGCACCTGCACCTGCTTAAAGAACGTGCGGAGCATATCGGCACGCTTCTCGGGAAGGTTGGCGGCTAGGTAGAGGTTGATATATTGAACGCAAAGCTGCGTAGCCAAATCTAGGTCAAGGAAGGAATCGGGCGGCGTATACTTCCCGTCCTTCACGATGGCATCAAGCATCTTAAAGATGCGTTCTTCGGAAGCGTTATCTAGGCGCTCATTCTGCTCGAGGTCGGGGAAGCGCATGAGCCTGCGGCCTTCCTTAATCGTAAGCATACCGGCCTGTACCTGCTCCGTAACCTTCTCGATGCGGCCCGCAGGGGTGCGGGGAAGGGAGCTTTCGTTAAAGCACTGGATAACGAAGGGGTCTTCAATCAGCTTGGCTTTAGGAAGGTCGATTTCCTTGGTGCCGTCCTTATTCGGGTAGACGGTTTGATATTTGCCGTCGATTTCAGCAATATCCTTGGCAATATCCGTAACCAAGTAGGCAAGCTCTTTAAACCCATCGGAATACTTATTCGAGAGGGTGGCCATTCTGTCCGTTGAAATGTCATCGTAAGAGCGGATAGCCTCGCCGGAATTCAAGCCCGCGGGCTTTTGGGAGGTACTTTGCATCATAGAGACGCCGCATTGTTGGAATCCGTATTGAATCAGTCTATCCCGCTCTTGGTAAAGCTCGGGAGCATTACAGGGGGCAACTTCATAGCTGGGCTTGGTGCCGGCATAAGTGCAGATGACGCCAAGTTGGTTATTGATAGAAGTCTTCGGGACCTTGGAATTTTGTTCGATGAATACGCGCGGGACGCCAACAAGCGTAATGCTTTGCGCGATCGTGTAGAGGATGCGGTTAAGCGTGAGTTGCGTGCCAAAGAGTTGAGCGCCTAGCCCCTGGCCCCAGAATCCCAGATAGGGATCCGAGTATTTCAGGAAGACGAAAGGAAACTTTTCCTTATGGTACTCCTCGTCAAAAATGACGCCATTAATCGTAACGATAGAATGGCGCCCCGGAACGTAATTAGGCGTGCCCTTGATACCTTGGGGTTTGCGCCATCCCTCCACTACCATAACCTGATCGGCGGTAGTCTTCCCCGTTGCGGGGGCGTTGTCCGGATACGATTGGGGCGTGCCCTCGATTACCTTGTGGGTTTTTTTAGGGCTCATGGCGAGGAGCTTTTCCCTATCCATAAGCTTTAGCTGGAGCAATTGAAGCGGCTCGCCGTTAAGGGAATCGTTATCATCCGTATAGAGGTCGGTGGCCATGACGCGCTCTAGATGAACGCGGCCGTCTCCTCCATACTTTTCTGGCTCTCCATAGCCCTTAACAATCCCCGTGCCCATAACGATGGCGTCCCTAAGGGCCCGTTCCATCTTTTCGTAGGTCTTCGTTTGGTAGAATTCGCCAAGGATAAACTGGTTTAGCTGCTCAGCAAGGTGGCGTTGCTCATAGTCGGCGCCATCCGTAAGGAATTTGGGCTCAGGTTTGTCTTGGCCAATGCGGGATACAAGCGTATCGGTGCAGGCTTGAATGAGGTTAAAGGTCGGGCGATCATCCGGCAGCGTCCGGGTGCGGTCTAATTGACTTACGTTGGAACCGGCATAGGAGTAGACGGAGAGGCCCGAATAGAGACGCACCGAGGCGGCTAGCTGGCGCAAGCGGTAGGTTTGATTGGTCTTGAGGTAGGCGGCGGTACCGCAAAGCTCATTGGCCAACTGCTCGGGGGTTTCGGCGTTCCACCATTCGGCAAGGATTGATTGGCCTGTCGGATCCGGCGTGGCCTTAGTCCGCATTACAATCTTGGCTTCTTGAGCCTTGGGCGCCTTTACCTTCATTGCTTACCTGGAATGGCTTGGCTCATGCGGGCGGCAAGGGGATCCGGAGCGGCGGACCAATTGGCCAAGTCTTCCGCGCTAATGCCTTGGGGGAGGGGAAGGCCGTCCGGTCCAATGTCCGCTTCATATTCGGCGGATCCTTTGGAATCCTTTGGTAGTTCCCCAAGCTTAAGCTCGAGCGTGTCTACCCTAATGTCCGTTACGCCGTATTCGCGGCACACCTTAAGCAACGCTTTAAGCTCTTTGGGATTAGGAAGCTGCACGGTTAGCCCCGGCGCTTCCGCATAATCCGGCTAACCATGTCCTCTTCCTGGTTGAGCTTCGAACCAGGGCCATCCGGCTCGTATTCGCCATCGAGGCCGCCGTCTTTAGCGAGGAGGTCGAATTCGTTTTCCTCTTCGTCTGCGGCGTAGCCCTCTCCCGCTTCGTTAGCCACCATGCCGCCTTCGGAATAGCCTTTGCGCTTTTCCATGATGCGGGAAACCAAATCGGCATTGCGGCGCTTGCGGTCTTCGTCTCCCGCCTTGCTACGCAAATGGGCCTCTTGTTCCCGCTGACGCGCGGCTTCGTACTCGGGAATAACCGATTTAGGCCCCGGGTGCTGGGGCGAAACCTCGCCGCCCTTGCTCATCTTGGCGCGTTTCTTGGCACCGTAGGCCATGGCCAACCCGCAGCCCATTATGCGTTACCCCCGTAAATAGCCGCTTGGCATTTCACCACGTTGAGGCCAGTAAGGTCGGCCGCGGCGGTGCTCGAGAGGTTGAATTGGATAACGTCCCCGGCAGCCGCCGAGAAGCTCACCTCGCCGCCGTTACAGGCGCCAGCCGTGCCGAGGAAGACGTTGGTAGAGGTCGTGCTATTACGCACCCGCACAACTAGGCCCGAAGCGGTAGAAGCACCCGAGGCGATAGAGGGAGCCGCGGCTTTCCACTGGCAGCTATAAAGGCCAGCGGCCGGGATGGTTACCGATTCTGTAATGCTGCCGGTAGCGCCCGCGGCGCAAGACTGGTAGGGCCCGACAATTTCAAAGTTCTGGTTAATAGCAGCCATTAGATATGATCCCCTTCTTCGTGCGGCAGCGCGTCCGCGATTTCAAAAAATGCCTTTAGCTCACGGGCGACGGCTTTCTTATCGCCGCTTTTAAGGGCTTCCATAAGCTCGCCAGCGCATTGCTCGAGGTAATCCATATCCTCGGGCTCATCGGCCTTGCGCTCTACCTTTTCGGAGGGAGAGGAGACGGAAACTTCTTTTTCGCGCTTGAGATAGGGAAGCATTAAAAGCCCTCTAGCTGAGGGGATTGCGCTGCTTTATTCCCAAGGATTAGCTAACGGCGCCTCTTCGGGCCAATTGCCGGTGCCCTGAATCATGCGCTCGCGTTCTGCTTCCCAATCTATAATTTGCTGGGTCTTATACCAGGCGGCCGAGCCATGGGGAATCTTGGGCCGAAGCGGCTCAGAAAGCATTGGGCGGCTCATGAGGCCATAGCGAAGCATGTCGTAATCGTCATCCCCGCCCATGGGGTTAGCGTCCGTAGCGTCTACCTTTAGAACGTCTTCGGGCTTGTCGGGGTCATGGATGAGGGAAGAGAGGCAATCGAAGACT